AAGCATGTAAAGAAAGCAGAACAAATATCAAGTAATATTTTCTGGTCAATGGATTTTAATATACTTGGGTCAGTTTGTTTAGCTTGTGAATATACAGATGGAACAATCCACTTCTTTGATGAAATAAGACTACCAAACTCTAATACTCAAATGATGGCTAACGAAATGAAGAAGGTTGCCCCATATATACCAGTATATCCGGATGCAACAGGATCAGCCAGATCAACTACAAGCAACAGATCAGATCATCAAATATTAAGAGATAATGGATTTAGAGTTATATCTAAGAAAGCAAATCCTTCTGTTATAGATAGGCTGAACGCTCTTAATAGAATGTTGAAAGATGCAAATGGGAAAGTCAGAATGACAATAGACCCAAAATGTACAAACTTAATAAAAGATTTAGAACAAACTCAAAGAACAAATGATGGGCGAATTGATAAAAGAGACGAAAAAAGAAGCCATTTCCTTGATGCTTGTTCATATTATATCGCTTACAAACATTCTTTAATTAATCGCAGCCCTGTAAGCATAGGAATTTAAAGATGGAATTTCATGATAAAATAACTATACCAAATCTAGGAAAGATGGCAGTAATGGATTCTGTAAGAAAAGCAGAAGATATGGTCTTAGAAGATGAGTATGCAAAGAAACAAACTGCTCTTGATTTTTATTATAATAGAAATATAGATGCTCACATATCGCCTTACTTTCCCGGTCATACATTAAGCCAGATACCCACTACATTTCTTAGGATATTGCCAAGATTTGCAAGAAGTAGAATGTTATTATACAAGCGACCACCAAGAAGATTTATAAATGGTGAAATGGCTGATGAATACTTAGAGTTTACTTATCATTTAGATAGTACGCTTAGAACAGCATCAGAGTTAGCTTGGACTTTAGGGATGATTCATGTTAGAAGTAAGTGGAACGAAAGAAAACAGCGTATAGAATATGATATACTTCCTAATGTAAAAGAATACTATTATGAAGGGGAGACTTTTCCTTTTGGTTATTCTTATGAGATCGGTAAAGATGCACAAGGCAATAGGCAGTTTTATTTCTTTAGTGAAGAAAGAGATGGAGAACCGGGATTACATTTTATATTTACCTCTGATGAAAAGATTAAAGAAGTTGAGGGTAATCCAGAGATGATTAACATTTATGGCATTAATCCTATTTCTCGTATCATGTTCCCTTATTCTGCAAGTGATGTCGTAAGATGTGCAATTAACTCTAGTATTGCATTTACAGAAATTATGTTAGCGATTAGATACCAAACTGGATCGCCTGTTATGACCGGGATAGATACAGAAATACCTAATATCAAATTTGGAATAGATCGCTTAATCAGTTTACCAGAAGGGGCAAACCTTTCATATATTGCTCCGCCTTCTAATATACCAGCGATGATACAAGGTATTAAAGAATATTTAACGATTACAGCCCAGAACCATAGTTTAAGCATCAACTTTGCACAAGGCACAAGCCCACCTTCCGGAATAGCATTAAAGATTATGAACTTAGAAAATGAAGAAGCTAGAGAGGCTGATATACCATTATTTAAAGAGTTTGAAGAAATGCGGTATGAAATAGATAGAAGAATATTAGAGGTACATACTGGCAGAGTTTTTGATGAGTCTTATGCTGTTGATTTTGAAGAAAGCCAGATGCCTTTAGAATGGAATCAAGAGAAAGACAAACTCCAGTTTATGTTAGATAATAACCTAATGACTAAAAGAGATTTATATAAGTTCTTTAATCCAGATATTACTCAAGAAGAATTAGAATCAAAGTTTGAAGAAATAGAAGAAGAGCAGATAGTAGAGCAAGTAACAGAACAGCCTCAACAACCTCAAAGCATATTAGATGGGTTATTAGGTGAGTAGTTTCGTAGATAAATATTATGATGATCTTGCAGCGATCAAAACAGAGTTAGTTAGTAAGGTGAATAGATTACTTCCAAGATTAGAAACCTTATCAGAAACTCAACTAATTGAGTTGTCTAAGTCATTAGATTTCTTTCAAGAGGCTAAGAGATTAGGATATGATAATATCGCAAAAGAATTTGAAGCTGGTATAAATAAAGAAGTTGCGGCAACCTTAAAGAAAGCTGGGCAGTTTGGAGTAAGTCTTGGTGATTTAAATTTAGAATCTTTGCAGTTGATTATGGATTTAGAACTAGAATCTATTGTATCTGAAAATAAAGCATTAGCTAATCAATTAAAAAAAGAAGTCTTTAGGGGATTAGTTACAGGCGAGTCAATTAACAGTATTGCTGAAAGAATAGAAACAGAATTTTCTGGAACAGCTAGGATCGCACAATCAAGAGTAGCTACAAATGATGCAGTTAGTAAACTATTTAGAACTGCAACACAAAAAGCATTTGAGGGAGATGAGCAACAAAGATTTAAGTATATCGGAGCAAATGATGATAAGGTAAGAGATATATGCAGAGCAGTATTAGATAACCCTCAAAATAATAAGGGGTTTACATTTGCAGAGATAGAAGCCTTTACTCCGATTGATGGAAAGAAAGTCACCTTTACAGAAGGTGGAAAGTATAATTGTAGACATGAGTTTGTACCAGTATGAGATTAGATAGGGCATTGAATTTTACCCCAAAGTTATGGGATCAAGTAGGGCAGTTTGTAAGAGGTGCAATTAAACAAGATGCCCTTAGAGGTATAATGCAAGATGACAAAAGACCCAAGCTAAGATCAAATCAATATAAGAAGTATAAAAAAAATGATATGAGAAGATTTGGTAGAGGTAAGTCAAAAATTGGTAGAGGTACAAGATTAGGTAGCCGATTAGATTTAAAGAATGGTGAAAAATTTGAAAGTAAACACCCAAAGTACGATTTATCTGATATTTCTTTAAACAAAGATGTATCAAAGGTAAATCTGCATTTAACTGGTGATATGTTTAAACAAGTACAAGTTAAGAGTACCTCTAATTCTTCCAGAATCACCTTTTTACAGGGAAAAAAAGTTTTAGGCAATAAAAGACATGGCTATAATGTTTTTGGACTAAGAAACAAGAATAGAAAAAATGCCCTAAGATTTCTAGATAGAACCATAGAAAGGAATCTAGAAAAAGAAACAAGTAAACCTATCACTTTGAAGATAGGGAAAAGATAACTCATACAAGAGGTTAAAATGATAGAAGAAAGTCAAGAAGTTCTAGACGAAAAAACAGAACAAACTCCAGAGCCAGAGGTAAAAGATGCTCCCATCAATGAAGTTCCTTATTCTCGCTTTAAGGAAGTAATAGATGATAAAAATACAATGAAAGCTGAACTTGATGCTCTTAAACACCAAGTGTTGAAGGAAGCAGAAGAAAGAAAGCTAAAAGAGATGGAATCGAAAGGCGAATATGAATCTGCTCTTAGTATGGTTCGAGAAGAATCAGTGAAGAAAGATACGATGATAAATGAAATGAAATCTCAATTAGAAATCTATCAAGCACAAGAGCAAACAAAGAGAGAGATGCTTTTAGATAAACTAAGCGACGAAGATAAAGCGATATATGGATCACTAGATAATAATGCTCTAGAGGCTCATATAACTCGCAATAGTAATAAAACAGTTCCATCAGTTGGCAACGCTCAACCAGCAGAAACACAAGGGTATAAAAACCTTGTAGATGCTGCAAGAGATTTCCAAAAGGGAAAAATAGATGAATCAATCTACAATAGGATCAAAAATGCCTTTAGAGCTAACCAAGCCTAAACAAGCAACTAACTTGCATGGATTTGAAGATCCTACAAAGGGAAGAGTAACTTCTTCTAATACAATGGAGGGAATGAGGTATCAGTTAGATGGTAAAGAAGTTCCTTTTGAAGATGGCTTTGCTCTGTCAGTCGGTAGAGATAAAACACCTTCTAAGATACGTTCATCTTTTTCTCATATTAGCCAAGAACAATGGGATAGAATATTTAATAAAAAATAGGAGTCAATTATGGCAGCCGGAGATACAGGGAATTTTGCTGGATCGTTGCAAGAAGTTCTTGCAGATTCAATGATTCACTTTTCAAAAGCAAATGTATTATTACCATTAGTGATGGTAGAACAAAGAGACAAAGCAGATACAATAACCTTTCCAGTTTATAACTTAGGATCAAACGTAGTGACAAGTGCAGATATTGCTTCGCACACTCAAAGCGATTCTAGTGATATTGGAGCAACTCAACTAGATTCTGTTAAAAAAACTGTTACCTTATCTATGTCCTCAATTAGAGTACCGGTAGCAGATGAAGCAGTCCTATCAAATGCAAATGACGTTACAGGAATTGCTGGTCAGCTAGTAGGAAACGCTATGGCGGCTTTCGTAGATAAGAGCATTGCAGCCAACTTTGATAATTTTTCTACAGCGGTTGATGGTTCAAGTGCTGGAATAAAAGTAGATCATATTTTTACAGCTTTAGGAACATTACAAGCTAATGCAGCCCCCGCTCCATATAGCTTATGTCACAATCCTAAAGCGATATACGGGACTCTGGGATTATCAAATGATTTAGTTACATCTAATCAATTTGGTGGATCACCTTCTTCTCAAGATGATATGCTTAAAACTGGATTTTTAGGAACTTTGGCTGGTGTTGATATATACACTACTCCAGAAGTTGCTATAGCTAGCGATGTTGCAAAGGGTGCTGTTTTTTCAAAAATGGCTATTGGATTTGCCTATGCTGGTGAATTAATGAGGGTTGAAGTTGAAAGAGATGCAAAGAAACTAAAGACAGATTACATTGGTAGTATCTTTAGCGGAAGTGTTGAACTAGCAGATACCTATGGCATTGAATTAACAGATAAAGTTCAATAATAACTAAAAAAATGGTTGTGGGGTGGTTTATTCCACCCCCTTCCATAGATAACTATGGCACTAAATAATAATACAATACTAAAAGAATATTTTGCAGATTTAGCTGGAGTTAGTTCAAGCGGTAAAACTTTTAATACTTGTTTGAGATTGGGATTAGAGGCTGCTGGTTATAGTGGTTCATTAAATAGTATGTTAAGAGCATGGGGAAACGCTACAGCCGGAACAAGCAATCTTTCAGTAAACTCTGCTTTAAAATTAGCATTTGCAACAGCAGTAGGATCAACTCAATCAAGTTTAGCTGGATTAATTGGTGATTTTGCTGGTGAATCCCCAAACTGGGAAGCATCATTTCAATCATGGAATTTAGAGCAAAGAAAATGGAACTTAATAGATTAAATAACCTCTAGGATAAGACTAGAAAGCATAATCATGGAAAGGATTAAATTATGGCAACATTAGAAGGACAATCAATAGCATCATCTTATGAACAGTTACTTCATGTAGATAGAGATGGTGGGGGTAACACAACAAATTTAGTAGATGTTAAAGATGGAAAAAATACAACTACATTTGCATTAAAACTAGCAACAGATAAAGTTCATGTAAATGGGTCACTTGGTATAGGAGTAACCGACCCAGCAAAGGCTCTTGAAATTGCTGGAAGTGGAGCAGAAGCAGAATTAATTTATTTAACAAGCACCCAAAGTGCAAATACATCAAATAGAGTTAGACAATCTCATAGATTATTAACGGATTCACAAGAAAGAACAAGTTTTTCATTATTATCTGGATTTAATACAATTACAGATGGTTCAAGAAACTCAATAGTTGAATTTAAAACAAGTAATGCTGGTACATTTGGAACAGTCATGACTATAGATGGTGGAAATGTAGGAATTGGATCATCACCCAATAGCTTTGTTTATTTTTATAAAGATATTAGCAATCAATCTACTTGGCATACTGATAGCAACTCTCATCTTGTAATATCAAATCCTAGCTCAACAAGTGGAACATCAGCAATATTAAAATTAGCTGGGAAGCAAGGTAGAATTACTTATGGACTTAATGCAGATACAGATTCATTAACATTTACATCAAGACAATCTGCAAGTTCAACAGCAGAGGTTGTTCATTTTGATAATAATGCTAATGTTGGAATTGGGACTACGTCTCCAAATGCTAAAGTCGACATACATGGAGATACTGGTACTTGGGGTGGAATGGCTAAAATATTTTTAACAGATGTAAATTCAAATTCAAGCAGTAGAAATTGGTCTGTTGGGAATGGTGGTACTGCTTATGGAGCATTGTCTTTTATTGTTTCAAATGCGGCAGATGGAGTTCCAGCAGATTCAACTGGAACTGCTGTTATGTCTTTAGACTCCAACTCTCGCATTTCATTAAGTAATAATGATGGTGGTGCTAATAACACAACAATTTTTGGATATTTAGCTGGTAACAATTCTGGCTCTGGTGCAACACAAAACTGTTATATAGGACATGAATCTGGTAAAGCTAATGTTTATGGAGATGATAATGTTCTTATTGGTTTTCAAAGTGGACTTGCTTTAGGTGCATCAAGTGGAAGTGTTCAGAACTCGCTTGTGGGGAGTTTGAGTGGTAGTGTAATAACTGATGGAGACTATAACACTTTTCTAGGATATAGAACTGGCTCAACTGGAACTAATGATATTACTACTGGAACATTTAATACTTTTATAGGAAAAGGTGTTGCGGGTTCATCTGCATCTGCAACAAATCAGACTGCTATTGGTGCTGATGTAACTGCACAAGGCGATAATTCAGTAACATTAGGTAATGCAGATGTTACCGATGTTTATATGTCTCAAGATTCACAAGCTTATGTCCATGCTCAAAATGTACCTAACCATGTAGCAAATACCATGAGTTCGCCTTACTATCGGTTTGATGGTGTAAATGATGAAATTGCTATTGCAGATAGTGATATTTTAAGTTTCGGTGATGGTTCTTCTGATTTACCATTTTCTATATCAGCATGGATATATATGGAAGATGCAACGAATTTCAAACTTATAAGCAAAGGTGTTTACGGGTCTACTCTTGAATACATTTTAAATGTAAGTAGTGATGACAAGTTGAAATTAGAAATATATAATGGTACTAATTTTGAGGTGGCAAGTACATCATCAACATTAACTGCTTATGAGGGTCAATGGATTCATGTTGCATCAACTTATAATGGTGTAGGGGGTGCAAGTGCAAATGCTGGGATGACTTTATATATAAATGGAGTTTCTCAAGCATTGACATTAAGTGATTCTGGTACTTATACAGCTATGCCAAATCAGAGTAGTGAGGTAAGAATACTTAATTATGCCGATAGCATTTATGGAAGAGGTAGCGTTTCATGTTTAAGAGTTTGGAATAAAGAACTTACAGCCACAGAAGTTAAAGATGACTATTCTGGTGCAAGTGTACCATTTAAATACAAAGGTGCTAGTCAGACTTCTTTAGTAACTGGAAGTGCCTCTGATTTTTCAGCAGATGATTACTATTCAAAAGATACTGGGATTACTGTAACAAGTGGAGTTGCTAGGTGGTCAAGTGCTGGAAACAATACAGCATTATATAAAGCTAGTTTACTTACAATAGGAAAAGCGTATAACATTACATTTACTGTTTCTGGTTATTCTGCTGGTGGTGTAAAAATATCTATTGGTAATTCTGGAACAACAAGAAGTGCAAATGGAACTTTTACTGAAACTGTTGTAGCTACAAGTGATACTTTTCAATTAATGTCAGTTGGAACAACAACACTAGATATAGATAATCTTTTTATTAGACCAGCTGGTGCAGTAGCTGAATATATGGGTTCTAGTGCTGGAGAAAAGGTCTGGGGTGATAGTTCTGGTAATGATTTACATGCTACTGTATCTGGTGCAACTTTAGAAAATACACCTTATGATAGTGGCACAGAATATGAAGAAGGTACTTGGAGTCCAGTATATAAACCATCTTCTAATTCATTTACTACAATGACAATGGATATAATTAGTGCTACTTATACTAAAATAGGAAGGCAAGTAACTGTTAGAGGTTCAATTAGAACAGATAATGTTTCAGTTGGAAGTGCTTCTGGCACATTAAGATTAGGTGGATTGCCTTATAATTCTGTTGCTACAGATGGAGAATCAGTACTAGTTGTTGGACACGCTTATAATTGGGTATCTAGTAATTTTCCTGCGGCTGGATATACTATAAGTGATTCTGATGAGGTTTTATTTGTACAAAGAGATACATCAAATGGAGCAACTGCTAGTATGGTAGTTGGAGATTTAACGGCTGGGGCATCTTCAGACCAGAATGGACTTATTTTTTCATTAACATATTTTACAGCTTAATTGGATAATTAAGTGGAATTAAAAACAAGGAGGTCTTAATGGCTTTAGAAAAAATAGTAGAAGTAGATAAAGTTGAGTTGGTAGGTGATTACTCAATTCAAGTAAGAACAGCTACAAAGGTAATGGATGGTGGTTCACAAATTGGTTCAACCAGTTATCATCGCCATGTAGTGCATCCAAATTCAAATTGGACTAATGAAGATGCGAAAGTAAAAAAGATTGCAGATGCTTTATTTGATGCAGATTGCAAGGAAGCATACTTTGTGTCACAAAATGGTTATCCTAGTGGTGAGCCTAGTGATAGTTGGACAGAAGCACAGTTAAAGAAGTATTTATCTGTTAATGGTGTTGCATGGACAGAGGAACACACTAAAGCACAGTTATTAACCAAAGCAAAAGCTAAGTACGGAGAGTAATATGGATTTTTTAAAATATGAAGATAAAAAGTCTAAGTCACTTGGTGGCTTTGAAAAGAAATCAGAAATTATCAAAGAAGCTGTTAAAGAAATACCAGCAGAAAAAGATGAGTTTGATGTAGTAATAAAAGAAGCAATTCCAGCTATTCCAGAAGAAAAAAGAGATTACATTATTTACAAAGAAAAAAGATACAACTCTGAAACTGGTGAGGCTATGGATGATTCTATTAAAGAATGGACTTTAGAACAATTAGAAGCAGAAAAAGCTAGGTATGATAAAGCTATGGAAGATGCTAAAAAACAAAGTGATGCCATAGCAGTTTGCATAGCAGATTTTAAGAAACTTTAAACAAATAATAATAGGAGTGAATCGTGGCAAAAAAAGAAAAAGAAATGCCTAAAGAAACTGAAATAACATTATTTGATAAGACTTATAAAGAGTCTGAATTAAGTGATGAGCAAAAGGTTATGATTAATCATGTTGCTGATTTAGATAGAAAGATTGGTTCTAGTGAATTTAATCTTCAACAACTAAGGTTTGGTAAGCAAGCCTTTGTAGATGCATTAAAAGCAAGCTTGGAGAAAAATGAAGAAGAAGAAAAAAAATAACTGGGTTACAACAACATCTTACAACATCCCTATAAAGTTCGTCTTTGTAGGGATATTGTTAATATCCTGTATTGGATGTGATGGTGGTTGGTCTGTTGCTGGCTGGGAGGTGAAGTGAATGAAAAACCTCAAACCGCTAGGTCTTACAGGACTAATGTTATTGATGACAATGCTGTTATTAGCATCAACCTTAAATGGATGGCTCAAATTATTGTATTGTGTTCTGGTCTTGTATGGGGTTACTACCGTATTGAAACAAGAATTGCAAAGCTTGAAGAAGAAATGTTGGAGGCTAACAATGAAATTCGGAGCCTCCTTGCTAAACATGAGTTGGAAGAATCTGCACAACTAGAAGAATTGGAAAGTAAATTAAAGTTCTATGAAAAAGAACTCAACATTAACCCTCTTTCTTGGAGGAAAAGGAAAAAGAAATAATGGATTTTTTGGCTATATACGGGGAAGCGGGGATGATTGGCGTGGTCGGAGCAATGTTCGTATATCTGGTTATTTCTTTATCGAATAAGTCTGCAAAACAGCAGGAGCAGTTAGAAAATTTAA